TCGGAACTGGACGAGGATGCGATCATCAGCATCGCCGACATGCTAGCCGAAGAAATGGCCTACGCGTTGGCGACGAAGGAAGATCAGTGTTTGTTCAACGGCGACGCAACTTCGGCGTTCGGTGGCATCACCGGGCTGGAAAGTGCGTTGCTGGCTGGCAGCAAGGTCACCACCACCGGCGAAACCAGCTGGGGTGCTGTCACTGTGGGCCGGTTCGAGCAGGCCGCTGGTTTACTGCCGCAGTTCAGCGGACAGCAGCCGTCTTGGTTCATCAGCAAGCCGGCCTACTTCGCCACGATGGGACGCCTTGCCATGGCCGCTGGTGGAAACAACACCACGGACTTCGGCAAGGGGCCGGAACTCAGCTACCTGGGCTATCCGGTCGTGTTCGTGAACGTCATGCCGAAGGCAACCGCCAGCGGCAAGATCTTCGCTTACTTCGGCGACTTGTCGCAGGCCACCACCATGGGCGTCCGCCGCGACGTGACGATGGCGTTCAGCACCGATCGGTACTTCGAGAACGACCAGCTGGCCTGGCGGGTCACCGAACGGTTTGACATCGTTTGTCACGAAACCGGAACCGCAACCTTGCCTGGTGCGGTCGTTTCGATCGAAACTGCCTAAGCGTTTGCTTTCAACCAACAACCTTACAAGGGATAAATGCAATGAACGAACTGCAAGCGATTAAGGTGGTCAACGTCACACCGCCGGCTGCGGCTGTGACTGGCGCAAGCTTTACCACCGCCGTGGTCGACACCAAGGGTTTTGACTACGCCACCGTGGTCTGCCATTTTGGTGCGATCGGTGCTGCTGGCGTCACCGCGCTGAAGCTGGAACACAGCGATGTTTCCAACTCAGGTTTTGGCGACATCACCGGCGCGAACTTCAGCGGCGGCAAGGGGCCAAAGGGCGAGGACTTGGCACTGCCGGCCGACGCTGACGACGACAAGCTTTTCATGTTCCAGGTGGACATGCGAGGCAAGAAGCGTTACCTCAACCTGATCGCCACCGCTGGTGCAAACGCGGTGTTCATGGCGGCGCACGCTGTTCTCAGCCGTGCTGACGTGGCACCGGTTGCCAGCACGGCGCTAGCGAACGGCGGTACATGCCGTGTCTGATCGCGTAGCCTTGCGATTGACGCGTGACTGGCAGGGGCGAAAGGCTGGCCTTGTGCTGCCGATCGTTCCTGCTGGTCAGGCTGAGTTGATGGTCAGGATGGGATTTGCGGAGGTCGTCGAAGATGCCACAGTATCCGTGGGCACAGCCACGAAAGCGGCCGCTACAGATTCCAAGGGCCCGAGTTACGGTGCCGCCAGCATCGCTGCCGGTTACGCTGACCGAAGCCAAACACCAACTCAGCATCGCCGTCGACGACGATAGCCACGACCCGCGGTTGCAGCGATTGATTGAAGCAGCCGTGGAAATGGTGGAAGGCGATACTAACCTGTCGCTGATCACCAAGACGTACGCGCAGACGCAGCCTTACACCGATGAAATCAACCTGCTGTTTCAGCCGGTGCAGTCGGTGGCGTCTGTTCAGCTGGTCAAGCCTAACGCGTCACCGGTGGCGGTGCCGTCGGCAGATTATGTCGTCGACACTGCCGCCGGGACGCTACGGCTACTTGAGGTTCAGGTCGACGCCGATCCGATTGAAGATCAGCTGAAGGTTACCTACGACGCTGGCCACGCGACGGCCGCTGCGGTGCCAGCACTGGCCAAGCATTCCATCCTGCTGATGGTGGCGTTCTGGTTTGAGAACCCCGATATGATCATGGCCGACAACATGTCCAGCATGATGGCCTATGAGAAGCTAAAGACACGCCTGATGCGGAGTCGCTACCCGTGAGGCCGCAGCGATTAAGGCTAGGCTACCTACGCCACACCATCAAAGTGCAGCGGCCCGTCACGGTGCGTGACGACACCGGGCAAGCTATCGTGCAGTGGCAGGAGTGGCTGTCGGGCGAACCGGCCAAGGTGACGACCACCGGCGGGGTTGAGGCTATGTACGGGCAGCAACTCGAGGCCGGCACGCAGGTGATCTTTACGGTGCGTTTCCGCGACGGCTGGAATACCAAGGTTCGGATTTTATATCGCGGCGACGAATACGGCGTCACGCACATCAACGAACTCAGCGGCGGCAGGCGGTACATGGAAGTGTTTGCCGCACGCAGCGACGCACCGCAGCCACAGGAGGTCTACTGATGGCTGACATTGACATCGGTGCGGTCATTCGGCAGTACCTTGAGGCAACGCCGCAGCTGTCAGTGCTTGACGGCAAGGTGTTTCCCGACGCCGCGGCACAAAACGTGTCGCCGCCGTTTGCCACCTATTCGATCACCAGCGACGAACACGCACACACGCTGACCGGCCTAGGCGGACTGACGCAAACGAACGTGCAAGTGGAAGTGATCGCCAACAAACGCAAGGACAGCGGCGAACTAGCACGCGATGTTATGCGGGCACTGGTGGGCCTGCGTGGCACTGTCAGCGGCATTTGGATTGATAGCACATATGTCATCGACGGGCCGCGTAGCTACGAACTGCAGCCTGTTGGTGGCCAAGAAGTATACCGCTACGTGTCGACTGTGACGTTTGGCGTGTTTTTTGTAGAATCGACGGCGCTTACCTAGGAGACATACCATGACGACGATCGGAACTGGCGCAGGTGCTACCCTTACTCTTAGCACCACCGCAGCTGTCGGACTTGTTGAAGCCATTGAACCAGGCGGCGCGTCGATCGAAGGCTTGGAGATCAACACGCTGGCCAGCACGGGCTACATGAAAATGCGGCCGGCTGACCTCAAAAGTGCTGAGACGGTTACAATCGAAATCTACTATGAGACCAAGGGCGTGAACCTTGAGGCAGCGATTGGCGTCGTTCAGACGCTGACCGTCACCTGGCCAACCAGGCCAACGCAGACGGGAAATCACGCCTTGGCCGGCACCGGGTTTATTAGCAACGTTAGCTATCCACGACTGGCAATTAGCGAAGTGCAGCGCGCAACATTCGAGTTTACTTTCGATGGTGCTACTGGGCCTGCACTCACACTAGCAACCTAAGGGGACGAAAATGGAAGTGCTGCTTAAGCCGCACCTCGGCGAGATGGGGAAGCCTGATGGAACGATCGACATTGTTGAGTTCTTTCAGGACATGATTTACGTCGACGGGCAGTTTGTGGGCTACTGGCCCAAAGACAAAGGGGCGCCGTTGTTGCTGGTCCGCACGGTACCGGAGGCCAACTTTGCCGCGTTGTCGGCATCCTGTGCACAGCAGCGGGGCGTGGATGATTTGCCGCTGATTAACAACAGCTACGCCATGCTGGTGGCTGCCGCTGCACAGGAAGCGGAGGCCGAAGATGACGATTGACCGTGAACGCCTTAAGGCCGCCAAGCCTCAGCTGACGGCGCATCAGTTTCGGAGTGGCCCGCTAGCCGGTGAGACGTTCCACGTCCGCCGCATGTCGGCACGTGAACACGGGCAGTGGCTTACGCAATTGGTCGGGATGCCGGAAGAACAGCATGTATCGCAAGGCGGCCTGCTGCGCGTAGCAATGAGTTGGTGCGATGAGTCGGGCGTGCTGCTGTTTGACGCCAGCAGTGCCGATGACATGGAAGAACTGCGAAGCCTTGATTACGCCGTAGTGTCGGATGTTGAGTCGGCGGTCAACGCTGACGCCGGGGCACATATGCAGGTCGTGGCCGAAGCAAAAAAAAATTAAAGCGTAACCGACGCCTGCAGTTCGCATGCCGGCTATGCTTGGAACTTGGCATCGACGATCCCGAACAGTGGCTGGAACAGACACCGGAACGCGTCGTTGCATTGTGGGAGGCATACGACACGCAAGAACCATTTGGCCAGCCTTGGCACCGTGAGGCGGTTACACAGTCGCTGCTACACGGCTTGCTAAGTTACCACTACGCCAGCCATCGGATCAAGGTAAAGCAGCTTGGCTTTGACGACTTCATGCCGCCGCAGTACCAGCGGCCAAAGAAACCGAAACGCAAGCGACATCAGGAACTGCTAGCCGGCCTGTCGGCGTTTGCTGCTAAAGTCACCGGGAGAAAAGTCTGATGAGTCGCGTGGTAATTGGCAGTGCAGCCTACAAGATCACGGCGGACACTTCCGGCCTGACTGAGGGCGTGAAGATCACGCGCCGCGAGATCAACCAAGCTAACCGCATCTTGGAACAAACCAAGCCGGCAGCCGAGAAGCTTGAAGAAAGCATGGCATTGCTTGAAAAGGCTTTCAATGCTGGATCGATTAGCAGTGAAAAATACAACAAAGCGATAGAAGCACTTTCTCAGCAAAAGGAAATGCTGTCAGGCGAGGCTA